GGAACGACGGGCGCCTGCGGGTCTGTATAGTGCATGGTCCCCAACCCGGTGGCTCGCATCGCAGCCATGTTATCCGCGGAGGAACTCGGAGCCACCGGCGACGACGTGGTTGGCGTGGCCCATGGCGGCTCGTCGGAGGGTTGCTGATTGGCTTCGGCGTTCGCAACCGGTAGCTGCGGCGCAGCGGCCGGTGCACCCGCCGAGAGCGGGAGACCGCGCGACGCGAGCCACTCCATGAAGTTGGCCACGTTGTCTCCTACGTGAACTGGAACGCGTTAGGGTCGCCGAGCTTGTCGGATACGAGCCCACCAAGTGCGGCTCCCGCAGCGGCTCCCGGCGGGCCGCCAAGAGCGAAGCCGGCAACCGTTGGCGCCAGACCGACCGCTGCACCAAGCAGTTTGTCGTACCACTTTGGCTGGTTCTGATCGATGGCATAGCGCGCCGTCTGGTTCGCCTCGTAGCCCATGAGCCCGCGCTGCTGCGCCTCGGCATTCTGCTGCTGCAGAGCCAAGAGCCGTGCAAGCTGGTCATTGTTCATCCCGAGCTGTTGCTGCTGCATCTGGGCGTTCGCCATGCCGAACTGGTTCTGCGCGCCCGCGTTGAACGCGCCCTGCTGGTAGTCCTGCTGCCGGCCCTGACCGAGGACGTTCGCCGCCTGCCCGGCGGCCGCCATGCGCTCCTGCGTGCCGGCCTGCGCGAGGCCGGCCGCAAGGCCCTGCTGCTGTGTGCCAATGTTCTGGCTCGCGAGCCGTGCCGCCATCGCTGCATCGCCAGGGCGCGCTCCGGCGGCCATGGCAAGCTGCTGGCGAAATCCAGCGTCCGAGGCCTGCTGATACTGCTGCTGTGCGAGGGATGGTCCCTGTCCCGTCGCCTGGCTCATGAGGTACTTGCCGAGCGCGTCCTGCTGCCCGGCAAATCCGCTCGGCCCGATCTGCGCTGCTGGGCCCACCTGTGGCGCCGTCTGACCCATGGCTCCATGCGCAAGCTGGCCATAGAGCTGATCGCGTCCCTGCGCGCCGGGCACGGTAAAGTCATTTCGGCCGGCGCCGCCAGTCCACCCGCCGCCGCCGTACCACTGCGTCGCCGGCGCCCCTGCTGGCCGCGGCGCGGGGGCCTGCTGCACGCCAAAGCCCCCACGGCCAGCGCCAACGCGATTGATCGGGTTTTCGTCGTCGGGAGACGGCGAGCCCATGCCGTGCTGGCTGTATCCGGTCGAACCGTCTTTGAAGACAGGCATGATGGTCTCCTACGCGGTCTTCACTGCCGGCACCTTGGCCGACGAAGGCACCTTTGGCGCGATGATCAGCATCAGTTCGTTCAGGACACAGGATTCGCCCCCGTTGGCCGACGGGATATCCTCGATGCGCACGCGGACGCTCCGACACTTCTGGCGGCGCGTCCTGCCGCGCGCCTCATAGAGCACGTCACCTCGACCGAGATACTTCTCGAAGCCGAGCGGCTGATACGTCCCTGCTGGCGCGCCGACGCTATCCTGGCCGAGCGCATAGCCTGCACTCGCCGCGGTCGGCTGCACGTCGTGGAAGTCGTCGTACGTCGTCGCCCCATCGAAGCCGAAGCGCATGCGCAACGTGTGGGTCGAGCGGAACTCGCCCAACACGAGAGCACCCTTCACACGCTGGAGAATCTGGAGACCCTCCATGCGCACCCATCCGCTCTCCACCGCGAGCCGGTATGGCACACCGTCGTCGGCGAATGCCGTCGGTGACTCGACCAAGACATGGGAGTCGGTCGCATACGCATACATGTTCTGCCAGAGCGTCCCATCCACGCCTGTGTGATTCGTGAAGACGCTCCACCCCTGGACCCAGTAGTTGTAGACAAGAGTCACACCGCTCGAGCAGAGGAAGCGAACCTCGTACCGGTCGGGGAGAAGCTGCGCGTTCGTGATCGTCTGCGAGTTGTACGCGTCGACATCGGCGCCGATGTATTCGAGGCCCATCGATGGCGTGAGCAGGTAGATGCCCTTGGGCGACTGGAAGATCACGCCCATCGGCGTCACGACGACCGACCGCTGGTTAGAGCAGCCCGTGTCAGCCGATACGGCCTGGGGCGCCGAGAAGGAGCCGACGCCGGTGTTGCTTGGTCCGTCACCGCTCACGTAGTAGATGCGGTTTCGCTTGAAGATGATCAGCGTGCCGTTCAGGTGGGCGAGCGCCGTCACGGCACCGCCTTCGTCCGGCGTCTCGAGTCGTGACATTGTGTCCGAGAAGGCAAGCCCAGCTCCGTCGTAATGGAGCAAGCTGAAGCGCACCTGGTTCGGATCCTCGAAGCCAGCGAGGAACACGCGATCCTGTACCGCCGCCATAACGCTCGGTGCGGGCGGCGCGATATGGTCGAACTCCCCAGTGCTCTGGTAATCAACCTCCTGCGTCGTGAGCAACGCATCAGCCATCTGATCGACGAAGGACACCGTATCCGCCGTGGGATCGTTCCAGATCCATCCATTCGGGCTGCCCGCCGTGGTCGGGTTGGTGGACGAGACGCGGTAGAAGGGGCTATCGGATGTTGGGTTGTTGGCGGTTCTGTAGATCGCGATGTCCACATCGCGGCGCGCAAAGGTCGGCACGTTCGTGGCCGACTTCAGGGTCTGCGCCAGCGTGTTGATCACCAGCGTGACCTGCGTCTGCGCAGCGGCCATCGCTACCGTGAAGGCCGCTGCCAGAGAGGACTGCTCGCGCTCGCCGCGCGCGTTCGTCCACTCGAAGTAGATACGGTACGAGTAGCTCGAGCTCGCCGTCATCGAGCCGCCGGCGGCCGGCGTGAGCGTGCAAAACTCAGGAAAGAGGTGGAAGCCGCTCTCGACGATCGGGAGGCCGTCGTACTGCCACAGGAAGCCGCCGCTGAGGTAGATGGCCTGGCCGACCTGCGCCGTACGGTGCGACTGCTGGTCGCTGCAGGAATAAGTCAGCGACTTGATGCCACGCTCGGTGTAAACCGCCGGGTAGCTCGTCGTCGTCCTCGTGACCTGAAGGCGCGTCTTGTAGAGCGCAGCCCATGCGTAGGTGCGGTTCCCGAGCGCATCCATCTGCGGCAGCGTGTTGCGCGTCGGCACACCGCCGGCAATCCCGGGCAGGCTCCTCGCGATGATGGTCTTGTCGCTGCGAACCGCGAAGTACGTGCTTTGCAGCGGGCTGTCGTGCACGAGGTGAACGTACGAGAAGAGCCCGTCGCGCCACGCGCGGCTCGCGAGCGCCGAGTGCCGGTAGAAGACCGAGCCGTTCAGGTAGACGATGCGGTTGTACGTCTGCGCGGCGTTCTTCTCGTACCAGACGTTCGGCGGATTGCCGCTACCGGGTGTATAGGCGCATGCACATGCGTTCCATGTCGTGCTGCCCGCAGCATCTACCGTAGTCGGTCCAGATCCGACTCCGGACGGGACGTTGATCGTAAAGTACTTGACCGAGTTAGTAGCGGCATCCGTCGTAAATGCCATTGCCGCCTGCGGGAGGATCGGATCAAAGCAGCAGGAAATCGATGAGACGTTGCCACCAGCGGCCACCCCGTTCGGGCCCGCCCCGACCGTCCCATCCGAGAAGATGAGTGTGAGCCCAATCGTCGTCGCCGTATTGGCGTAGGCCACCACCGCGAAGCTCCCGAGGGCGTCCACGTCATAGAAAGGCACCGTCGCCGACAGGAGCAACAACACCGACGGCGTCGCGCCGGTGCCCGCCGTATAGGCGGCCGGATCGAAGATCATCACCTTGATGGCGTTGGTGTCGAAGAAGTACAGGTGAATCACACCGCCGACCGCAACAACGCGCGGCCGTACGGAGGACGACAGACCGACCAGCACATCGTGCGTAATGAACTGGTTCGTGGAGGAATCGAAGATGCTATAGCGCACTCCTCCGCTGCGCGAATCCTCCCACGCATAGATGGTGACGCCGTTCACGGTGGCACGATCAGCGGCCGTCTGCTCGCCCTGCACCTTCATTGGCGTGCTCGTCGAGGCCACCCATGACTCGCACCCACCACGCACGCGCCATGCGTTGCTCGTAGGCGACCAGGAGTTCAGGTAATGGTCATCCCAGTAGAGCAGTTCGTTCGCGAAGGCATCCAGGGCGCGTGACGCAGCAAGAGTCGTATTCGAGCCACCGATCAGACGCTGCGGGAGCTTTGTGTAACCGTTGCGCTTTGAGATTCGGTGGTCCTTCAAGAAGACGCCGTTCTCGAGCCCGGTCAGCTTTGGCGGCTGAACAGTCTTGGGATCAGACCGCGTATCGATGCCCGTCGTGAACGGGATCGGTACCGGCGTCCACTGCATTGGGCTCATGGGCGGGTGAAAAACACCTCGAGGCCATACACCTTCGCGACCGCTGCGCCACTCGTCCATGCGATGTAGTACGAGTAGCCATCGGCGACAACTTCAGGCGTCGGCGAGATGGTGATGTCCTTGCTCTCCAGGAAGCCACCCGTGCCACTGGTGGCCGTGTTTCCGAGCTGCGTTCCGGTGTTGCTCGCTAGCTGCCGCTTCCAGAGCTTGGCCGTCCAGGCTACGCCTCCGGCATTCGCGCCAAAGATGCGCACCGCCAGGCCGCTGAGTTGCTGGCCGACGGCGAGACCGAGATCGAACGTGACCACGTCACTGGCGCCGGCGGCCTGCCAGAAGTCACCGGCCGCGCCATTAGGCGCGGTCCACGTCGCCGTCGAGCTGTGCGCACGGCTGGCGTCGATCTGAACCTGGCGCGTGCCGTGCGACGCCTCAGGAACCGCCGACAGATCGATCCCGCTGTTTGTGACCTTCGCCCCAAGAGTGTCCATGCACTCCTGAATCGACGAGAGCACGCCGGCCATCGCCGTCGGGTTCGTCGCGCCGATCGCCGGCAGCGCTGTCTTCGCTATGCCGTATCCAGCAGCCATGTCAGAACACCCACAGAGAGACGGTGATGGACGCCCCGTAGCCGGTGGCCTTCAGCCAGAGCTCGACCTTTGGGTCGTACGGATTAGTAGTGCTCGGAACGATGCGCTCAAGGCGCCCCGTCGTGATGCAGCCGGCCAGATCGGCGATCATCCAGCGCGCGCGCCGCGGAAGACCATGCCGCAGGCGGTAGATCACGCCATCGGCGAGAACGACGCCCTCGAAGAGTTTGCCATCGAGGGGCGGCGTGTTGGTGATGATCGCGTTCACAACATCGCGGACCTCGGTGATCGCGACGTCGGTGTCGGGATCGCCGACGGGCAGGCGGGCAGCCTGGCGAAGAGGCATCTAGTTAAACCCCCGCACGCCGCGACGCGGCCACCAATCCGCCGCATCGATGTAACCCATCCGGTCGTCCGCCTCGACGATGTGCCGCGAGCTCGCCATGGCGCGCTCCTCGGCAGCCTCCTGGATACGGGCGAGCAGATAGGCCTTCCGCTGCTCGAGCGGCCCGGTGTCGCTCTCTTCCTTCAGGTAGCACTTGATCGCGCCGTCCACAACCAGGAGCTCGTCCCAGCCTGCAACGCCATCGATGATGGCGTCGTTGACGGACCAGGCGGCGCCGGCGCCCTCATTGACGCCGCTCGCGTTCGTGAACACGCAGGTCGTGCTAGTTGCGGCTGTGATGATGAAGGAGCCGTTGTTGCCGGAGTTGCTGGCGCCACTGATCGTGACGACGGAGCCGACCATGCCGGGATGGAACACGCCGGTCGCGGCCGTGAGAGTCACCGTCGAGCCACTGATCGCGATGGACGTGGTCGTGCCCGTCGTGGGCTGGGCCAAGTCTGCCGGCGCTGGCGCGTAGATCAGGCGGTAGGTCTGGCTCGCTTGCGGGATCGGGTAAAAGGCGATGTTCGGGCCGACGATCCGGTAACCGAGCGCCCGGAAGGACTTCACCGGGAACAAGTCGATCTCCTGGACCATCAGCTCGCCGACGCCGATCCACTGCAAGCTGTTCTGCTGCCAACTCACCTTCAGCGCGCCGAAAAAGTCGGACGGTAGAGGGTACGTTCCGTTCGTGCCGTCCGTCACGAACGTTGCAGCCGACTCGAAGTACGGCAGCCCGGACTTCACCAGGATTTCGTAGAGCTCGCAGTACGACGCGGAGATGTAGTCGACCAACTCCGCGGGCACGATCCGCTGGAACGCTTCCTCGTCGGCGAGGCGGCGTACCCTAGCGGCGATCTGCGAGACGGTGAATGTCCGGGCCACCGGCTACCCCTGTGTCTCGATGTCGTTGTCGCAGAGCTCGTAGAACGCATGGAGCGCGCTTGCGAGCGCTCCGGCGTTCTTCGAGTCGATGGCGTCGAGGACCTCTTGCGCCGCAGCGGTGAGATCCTCGTGGTCGTCCGTGTTGTCGCCAGTGATCGCCGACGACGATGAGGCCGACTTGGATGGCTTCTTGGTGAGAAGAAGCGCCAGCGCGTCCTGGGCCGACATTTACGTCTGCACCGAGGACTTGCGGAAGAACGCAGTCACAGTGACCGAGTTGTTCGCGTTGGCCGTGATGTCGGCCGCAGCGCCACCCGTCACGGTCGTAACTGCGAGCGTCGCGTAGCCCGCCGCTGGCTGCGCGTACGACGCGCCAGCCGTGAATGCACCAGTCTGGACCGTAGTGTTCGCGAAGGCGTTCAGCTGCACCGTCGCGATGGCGCCGAGGAACTCGGGGTAGTTCTGTGCGAACGAGATGAGGAACACACCGACGCCGGAGCGCGTGACGCCGTTCGGTGAGAGGCCAGTCGAGTCGTTGACGATCGGAGCCGCGGTGTTCTGCGGGAAGAACCGCACGACCACGGCAACGATCTCCTTGCCCTCGACCTGCAAGTAGTTGAGCGAGAAGGCCATGACGATCTCCTTTGAGGGGACCGACGGGGGCGGGGCCCATGAAGAACCCCACCCCCATCGAGAGCCAGGTCGTTACACGAGCTGCGCGACGCCGTTCCGGCGCGGCGCGGTGCAGGCGGGGTTCGCCCAGTAGCGGAAACGGATCTCGACGCCGTCTGCGTTGCTCTGACGCAGCATCGCGTTGTCGTCGTCCATCACCACATGCGGGAACTCGTCGAGGTGATGGAGCAGCCAGGTGTTGCTCGTGAGCAGGTAGCAGCGGTCACCCGGGCATTCAGGGTCGCTGATGACCTTCACGGGGCCCGTCGAGAGATGCACGACGGCGCCCGAGAAGCCGATGTCTGCAGTCCCGCCAGGCGCGGTGTACTGGACCTTCGAGCCGAGGCCCTTGATCAGCGACGCGTAGTTCGTCGGGTTGATCAGCGCCAGGTCCGGCTCGCCACCGCCGAATGCGATGAGCTCGCCCAGCGTGAGGAAGTTCTCCTCGATGCTGAGAGTCGGCGTGTTGACACGCCAGCCGGCCAGCGACTCAGGATCGACCGAGCGGTCGGTCCCGAACCAACTGTCGCCGCCCGTCGGTGCCACCAAAGGCAGCCACCCAGCCAGGCCAGCGAGCTTCAGGTTGTAGTCGCCGTTCTGGTAGATGTAGTCGCCGTTGACGGCGAGCGAGATGCCCGTCGTCACGTTCCCCGTGCAGGTGATCGTGCCGGCTCCGTACTGGACCGACGCGATGGTCACGGTGCCCGTGCGCGTGCCGCCCGTGCCGTCGCCGGACGAGACCTGGAGGATGTTGCCCTTGTGGAAGTTCTTGACGTCGTGCTTCTGCGAGAGCGTGATGACCGCGCCCGCGATGCCGCCGGACGTCGCGATGCGACCGCAGGAGCCCGTGCCCGAACCGTAGAGCGCGATCGCCGCCGACTCGGACAGGGCATCGAGCGCCATGTCCGACTCGTGCTTCACCATCCGGGCGAAGGCGCCGGCGTCCTTGCGGGATGCGCGGATCGTCTCAGCCGACAGAATGACGTCGGCGTAGTCAGTGGCGCGGGTGAGCGTCCACCCGATCGACTGCGAGGAGCCACCCGAGGCCTGCGTCTGCGCCGTCACGAACGTAGCCGATCGACCCTGCGGGTTGACGTAGTCGACGGGGATGAACATGTTCTTGCCGTCAAAGTCGTCGGCCTTCGGGATCTCCTTCAGCCACTTGCGCTTGCGCGTGACGACGTTCTGCGGAACGCCGGGCGGATAGAGGGTCTTGAAAAGATTTTGTAGATTGGTGTCGATAGCCATGGACCAGCCCTTTCCCCGCGCGTTGCGCGGGTGCTGCGTTGGGGCCGGCTACTGCTCGTCGGCTACAGGGGTTGCTGCTTTGGCACCGCTATGCGCGGCTGCCCTGCATGTAGACGCGGGCGGCCTCTTGGAGGCGCTCCTCGTCAGTCATCTCTTGCAGGGTCTTCTTCGGGCGCGTCACGCCCGTGAGTCCTTCGTCGATCGTTTCGGTTTTCTCGGTCTTGCCCTTCGGCGCTGGCGTTGTCTTCGCCGGCGCTGCGGGCTTTCCGTTCGAGCCCTTCAGCTTCTTCAGGATCGGGGCGACGTTCGGAGCTAGGCTCTTCTCGAGCGCTTCGGCGAGCTCGTCAACCGGAAGCAGTTCAGCGCCGGGGTTCGCCTCGATGTGGCGCCGCTGGATGTCGTAGAGCGCCGCCGCGACCTGCGCCGGCTGATCCTCGGCGTACATGCGGACGACCTCCAGATGCTCTGGCAGCTGCTCGAGCGAGGCCTGAAGCTGCGAGCGGTAGGCCGTCGCCGCCTGCTCGATCTTCGTGTTCTCGTACAGCGAGGCAAGCCGCGCGTTCTCGGCCTCGAGCTTCGCCATGCGCTGGTCCTGTGCAGACATTGCCGAGCGCTGCTGAAGCTTCGCGCGCTGCTCGGGCGGCGCGGCGTCGCCGAGAGAGGCGATCCAAGACGCCTCCGCTGCGGCCTTGAGCAGCGCAGGGTCCTTGACCCGCGACAGGATGAAGCCAATCGGATCGGCTTCTGCGTGCGCGATGAAGGCCTCGACGTTGCCAACCTTCGCCTCGCGCGCCGCCACAGCTTCCTCACGCTGGCCAGTCTTCGCATTGCGCGCGGCATCCTGCGCCTTCTGTTCCTTCTCGCGACGCTGGATCAGCGCAAGCCGTGAAGCAACCTGCGGATCCTTCTCGGCGGCCTTGCCATCCTCGGCCTTTGCCTCGGGCTTCTTCTCCGCCTTCGCATCTGCCTTGGGCTCGGCCGGCTTCTCGCCCTCGGGCGCTGGCTCGGTCGGCTTCTCGCCGTCCTTCGGCTTGAACCCCTGCTCGTACTGCTCGGTCGCAGCCTTCATGCGCGCGAGCTCGGCGCCGGGGTCGTCGGTGACCAGGGCCGGACGCTCGGGCGTGCCGGGGCCGCCGACCGTGACGTTCTCGGTCGTCTCCATGGGTGACCTCTTCGGGTGCTGCTACTGCGGGGTGACTTGCATCGCCGTCGGTGCGAGCGCAGCCGCCGGCGTCGTGGCGTTCACGCCGTTCGGAGGCGGCATCGCGCCGCCAGGAGCGGGCCCAGGAGGGGAGGCCTGGCCCTGCGGTCCCGGCGGCGCGGCGCCAGTCTGATCAGGCGGCGGCTCGAGCATGTTCTTCGCGAGCGACAGCCATGTGCGGAAGTTCTCGAGAATCTCCTCGGGTGCATCGTCGTCCTGCGCGCGGAGCGCGGCGTACTGCACCATCGGCATGCCCTGCTTCAGGTCCTGCCAGGGCTCGGGCACGATGGGCTTGCCGTCCTCGAGCTTCTCGATCGTTCGCGCGATGTTCTGAGCGGCGGCATCTTCCAGGCTGAGCGTCTCCTGGATGTCCGGGTGCCCGGTCAGGTGACGCGCTTCCTGTGGGGTGATGAGACCCGCCTGCGCCAGATCGATCGCCGCTTGCGTGCGACCTGCCGGCGTGTGCGACATGATCGATGCCGGCTCGAGCGACATTGAGTACGCGTTCTCCTCGGGGTCGACGTCTTCCCACCGGATGGTTCTGACCAGGTTGTGGTCGTTCCAGGTGGTCTCGGCCCTGCCGCCGAGCTCCTTCATGTGCTCGATGATCGCGCGGCCGAACTCGATGTAGCACTGCTCGTAGGTCTGAACCTGAATCGCCAGACGGCCGCTCTGGTTGTCGGCGAGCTCTCGCAGCGCGGCGGCGGCTTCGATGCCCGGCTCCTTCGTGGCATGCGCGGCCATCTCGCTCACGCCCGACTGCTGGTACATCCACGCCTTGATCCGCTCCTTCTCCGCGTAGAGCTCGGGGGAGACAGCGGGCGGCGTGACGAACTGCGGCGGCGCGACGCGGTACGCCCAGATCCGCGCCATCTTCGAGTCCATCTTCTGGCGGATCTGCGCGTCAGCGATGTTCATGAGGACCGTCGGCACGGCGACCAGGTCCTGCGCCACACGGATGAAGTCGTTGAGCTCGTTCAGGCGTAGCTGCGCGCCGGCGAGCTCCTCGCACAGGCCGCGGCCGTAGAAGCCGGTAATTCCCTCGGCCCAGCGCCACCAGATGAATGGGAACCGCGGCTTCGTCCACGGCTTTTGAAACAGCGTGGCGCCGTCGATGCACAGCGACTCCATGCCGTCGTCGGCGCCCTTGGCGCTCGGCAGGTGCCAGCTCTGCACCACGGCGCACTGCGTTCGTGGGACGCGCCGGAACGACGTCCACATCTGGCGGTCGCCGGTGTTCGCCTGGTCGATCTGCTTGGCGAACTTCGGATACCGCGCCTTGAGCATGCCGCGATCGACGAAGCGGCGTTGATGCATCTGGCGCGGCTCGCCGGAGCGGCACTCCTCGAGATCGACGACCATCTCGTCAGCGAGCGCGCGAGTGAACTTGATCTCGCCCTGGTCGATGTAGTGCTTCATGCCGCCGAGGCCAAAGACCTCGCCGTCGCGCACCATGATCGGCGCCTTGCGGTAGATCTCAGTCAGCTGGAATTGCCCCTCGATGACGCGCTCGAGGTCGGCGGCTTGCTTCTGAATGGAGAAGCGCGCGCGCTCGGTCTGGATGGAGACGCGCGGCCGCGAGCGGCAGATGAGCGCCGTCGAGGTGTCCACGATCGACTGGATGACATTCTCGACGACCGGACGGTCCGTCGGCGCGTTCACGAACGCGCCACCTGTGCCCATCAGCGTCGAGCGGTCGTAGAGCCATGCGTTTTTGCGCAGCTTGTCGAACCGCGCGCGCTGGTCATCCTCGAGCCCACGCACGTAGGACAGGACCGCCGCGTGACGGTCCTCTTCCTTGATATCGGCGGCCCACCAGAGCCGCTCGCTCATGTCCATCAGGTCAGCTCGTCTTCAAGTGGAGGCAGGCCCGGGAACAGGGCCGGGTTGTCATAGGGGTCGAGCGGCCGATCGGGCGGACCTTCGATCCGCCACTTCGGGTCAAGGTCGGCGCCCGCGTCGATAGGAACTGGAACACCGGGGAGCGCAATCTCCACGTCGCCAACGCGCGCGTGCACCACGCCCTCCTCGCGCATCCAGGCGAGCAACGTCTTCGCTTCTTCGAGGTTCATTCGTAGTACCAACTGCCGTCGTCGGTCTCAGATCCGTCCCAGTCGAAGAGGTCGCCGCGTTGGCGCTTCTCGAAGCGCTCCTCGGCACGCTGCTCCTCGGCATCGCGGGCCCACTGCGCCAGCGCCTCCGGTGAGCCAGGCGGCGGGACGGCTGCCGCTTGCGTCGAGGCGCGGTGCCGCAGATGCCGGATAGCGTAGAGCGCGGCGTCGCTACAGTGGTTCGGCTGCGACGACTTCTCCTTCAGCCCCGTATCGTCCCAGCTGAGATACGTCCACTCGTTCTCGAGCTGCGAGCCGGCGAGGACGAAGATGCGGGCATCGACGAGCTCGTTGTTCGTCAGTTCGATGTGGTCGCGCTTGTCCTTCTTGACCGCCTTCGTCAGCGCGATGCCGTGCTCAGCCGAAAGCGTCTCGTGGATGGTCCCGCCGAGCGTGTCGAAGTCGCCGACCTGAGCGTCGAAGTTCTCCTCGCCGCCGCACGTCGCATGCGCTCTCCGAATCTCCTCGGCGATGCGCCCGACCGTGAGCCCCGCTGCCGAGTACTCGTAGACGTGGTACGCGTTCGGGTGCGTGTCGCTGTGAGCCCAGACATGGACCGCGAACGGATCCGCGAAGCCCATGTCGCAGGAAAGAACGCAGCGCCACGTGTGACCCGTCGGCAGGTGCTCGAAGGCCGGGCGCCCGACTGGCTCCCAGGTGTTGCGCCCGCTATGGAACCGGAAGACCAGCAGCGAATCGTCGGGAACCCACTGGCCGCAGAACTCACGACGCCAGCCAGGTGAATCATCCGACCATCCGTTGCGCCGTTTCTCGGCGAGCGCCTCTTCCCAGATGTGCGGCTGCGCCGTGTTCTGCTCGAGCGTCCAGCCGTGTAGCGACCAGGTCCATTCGACGCTCTGCCACTTCGCGTCATCGCGCTCTACCCAAGGGCGAGACATCGCATGCAACGCCTCGGCGTCGAGCTCGCTCGCCTGCGGTCCAGTCGCGTCGAAGAATTCGCCCTTCAGGATGTGACCGGGCGTGCCAGTCATCGCCAGCGTGCCGCGGCGGTCGAGCAGCGCAGGGCCGACAACCTGGCGCACCATGTTCTTCAAGCGCCCGGTGAACTGCGGCAGGCCGGCTTCGTCGAGCGTGAACAGGTCGTACTTGTCGCCGCGAAACTTCTCGACGTCGGCGTCGTTCTCGGCGCCGCGTACGGTGATCCGCGGTCCGTGACGGAAGCGTGCGATCAGGTCCGCGTGGTGGAAGTCGATCCCAAGCTCGAGCTCATCGTCGAGCTGCAGGAGCGGCTCCCAGAACAGACGCTTGGCCTGGTCGCGCACCAGCGTCACGTAGACGCCGTGGAAGACCGTCACGGCGAGCGCGCGGAGCGCATGGTAGGCGACCAGCGTGTACGTCTTACCAGCGCGCCGCGAGCAGAGGAGCACCTTGCGCCGACAGGGGTCCTCGATGAAGTCGAGCTGCTCGGCGAACAGGCGCTGCCGGAGCTGCTCCCACTTGCGCCGCCGACAGCTTCCACCGCCGGCCGCGGCGTCGAGCTGGCGCTGCAACGCGGCAAGGACTGCCGCGTCCTCCTCGTGGCTCACTTCTTGACGGGCTTGTCCTCGGGCTTGCCCGCCTCGAGATCGGCCAAGAGTTGCATATCGACGTCCATCGAGGAGACGCGCTCGGCCGGGATGAGCGTAAGCCCGTTGTCGGGGCGGTGGAATTCCAGCATCCGAGCGCCCGTGTCGTACTGCAGCTTCTTGCCCTGCTTCGCGTTCAGGCCGGTGGTGGTGCCGCCGTACCCACGCACGCCCTTGACTCGCGTCTCCGTCTCGAAATAGACATCAGTGATCGGGATCTTCATGTACCGTCCTCGTGGGGTGGCTGCTTGGGTCCTGCACCGTCGCGCCCATAGCGAGCGGCGAGCGGGTCGAACACGACGCCCGGGTAGTGCGACTTGAACCGCTGCCCGTTCGGCGTCAGGGCCGTGTACATCCACGGCCAACGAAGCTTCGCGACCTCGACCAGCGAACGGCCAACACCGAGGCCGCGATACGCCTGCTTCACGAATAGGTAGTGCACGAGGTCGACGGCCTGCCCGCGCTTCGGGTGCGGGTAACCGCGCTCGAGCGCGATGTACCCGTACAGGTCATCTGGCGGCAACTCGCCCGGCTTGAAGGCGACGATGACCTCAGTGCCATGCCGCGCCATGAGCTCGGAGAGGACCTCGCGGTAGACTGCGAAGTAGCGCGACATCGGCACGAGACCCGCGCCGTGCGTCGTGCGGAAGCTCTCCAGCCAGGAATCGCGGACGAAGGCCATCTCGTCCGGCTTCGCTTGGCGGAACTCGAGATCGGACAGCTATCGCCCCCAGCGCTCATGGGCGAGATCGCGGCCAATCGCCGCCGCCTCGCGCTCCCAGGCCGTCCTCGTCATGCCGAGCCGCGCGTGACGGCGCTTCAGCTGGCGTTCGAGCGCACGTGCCGCGCACTCCTTGCCAAGGTCCTTGCTGAAGCGGCCCATCAGGCCGCACCCTCAGTCGGCATCTTGATCAGCTCGCCGGGCCGCACGAGCAGTTCGTCGCCGGCCTCGGAGATCACGCGCGCCGCAATGTCCTCGTCGCGGCAGATCACCAGCTTCTCACCAGTCACATCGGTCTCGCCGACGCGGCTCTCCTGCTGATGCACGATGACGAAGACGCGGTCATCGACCGCAACGATCGGTTGGCCATCATCGCGCTTGCGGACGTCGGGCCCGATGGCGAGCACGACCGCCTTCTGCTTATTCTCCTGCATCCGCTCAGGGATGTGCAGGCCAGAGGCGGTGTGCGTGTCCTTCACGATGCGCAGCACGACGAAGTTGCTGAGGGGTTCCAGCTTCACAGGGGTCTCCTTGCGAAAGGGGTCGGGTGCTACCAGGTCGGGAGCCTGCCGGCCGCGCGGCGGCGAAGCGTGCGCGCGGACGGTCGCGGCGGATTGCGGAACGCCGGGCGTCGCGAGCGCTCCTTCGGCGCGCTGCGGCGATAGTTCTCGCCCGGCTGCGCCGGGTCCTCGTATGGGCCTTGGTACGCCGCAAGCCTCGCACGCGTGACGCCGTGGCCGGCGCTCCCAGGGCCAAAACCCGAAGTGGAGAAAATAGCCGAGGTGGTGACTGGTCCGTTTCCGCCCGCGAAGCCTTTCTAGACCTACATTTCCCGACATGTAAATAACGCGCTACGGGGTAATTACCCGTTGCTAATCCCTGTGATGTCGCATTTTTGGAGATACTTATCTGCGTTTGGTGGCGCGCCGGTGCCGCGCGGAGGCCTCGCGCGCCCGGATCTCGCGCTCGGTCTCGCGCACCTCGATGCGGTGCCGGTATGCCAGTAGGGTCGACCGGATGTACGAGCTCCGGTCAAGGCCCACTTCGGCCGCACCCGCGTCGATCTCCGCGAGCTCGTCCGTGGTAAGCGAGATCAGGACACGGACCGTATCGCCGCGGGCGACGCGACTCACTCGACCTCGAGATCCGCCAGCGCCACGATCTCAGCGCGCTCGTCCTCGGAGAGATACTCCTGGTAGCGCTCGAGCGCTTCGGCAGGGTCGATCAGTTCCCAGCGGCGACCATTTGACCACTGCGACGGGGTGTGGACGTACCAGGTCCCCCTTGCCGACAGGTAGAGGGTGCCAGTGTGGCGGTTCCGCCCGTCGTGGTGGTCGAGCTCCCACGTCCTCTTGGCCTTGGTGATGTCGAAGCGCTTCCCGTCGATCGCGATGATGCTCATGGTTCTCTCCTTCTCCGGGGTTGCCGGATGCCGGGGTTTCCGGCGTTCGATATTACGCCTTCACCTTGCGCCCGTCCACGTAGTACGCGATGGCCTGGCCGTCCACGTCGATCCGGTAGGTAGCGCCGGGATCGTGGCGCGAATTCGCGCGCACCCATGAGCACGCGCCGCGGTAGGTCTTCGCGGCGCGAATGCTTTCGTCGCCGCTGAAATCGATGGGGTATTCCTCCCACCGAAGAGAGCGGGGGAGCGTGCGCGTGATGACGATCTCGATTTTCACGACCGCACCGCCTCGCGCGCCGCTAGGGTGCGTGCCAGCTTCGTAGCTTGCGACCAGGTCGCGACGTAGGTGTAGCCCAGGCGAGTCGCCACGCGGAATTTGCCGCCGCGCATCATGTCCACGATCACGGCGCCGAAGTGGTCGCAGAACCCCGCGGCGCGCGCGGCTTCATCCGCCGTCCACTCGGTCTTGTAGGTGTGGTTCACGATCACGATCATCCCATTCGGCAGCGTCGTCATGCCCATTTGTATATACACAATATATACCACTTCCGACGGTACATGATCTCGCGGTGTTACGCGCGCTTGTGCAATATCACTGAGCATAACCGACCCAACTAGCGCAGAAAAATGGGCGCACGAAGCGCACGATCCGCGCATGTAGTTGGTCCGGATTGTGCCGCCGTGGCGAAACGCCCCAAGTCGACCGCGTAAGTACGCGATGCGAGGAGCATCGAGTGCGCGAGGCACCGGCGAAGCTACCCAAGAGCCCTCGATCGATTTAAACTCACCGTCCCGCCTACTTAATCTACATGAGGGTTCTTCCTGTTCGAGGGTTGGAGAGCGGACCGCGGGAATCGAACCCGCACTTCCGGCTTGGCACGCCAGCGTCCTGCCGTTGGACGAGGCCCGCTTACTTCTTGGCGCGCGGATGACGGCGCGCGTGGTCGTACGCGATGGCCGCAGCCTGCTGCGGCGTGCGGCCACTGCGGATCAGCTCGGCGATGTTCGAGCTGATGGTCTGCTTGGAGGTTCCGTTTTTGAGAGGCATCTCATGCCATCCAGCCACTCTTCGGGCTGCAGCGCTTCTGGTGCTCGCGCATCATGTCGTCGTTCCACGTCCAGACGGTTCCCTTGCACTCGCTGCACTCATACATGCGCGGGGGGAAGTGGATGCGGATCTTGCGGAGGCGCTCGATGTTCATCGGGCAACTTGCCTGGCTGCGATGAATGCGCGGAGGCTGGCGCCCTTGATCAGGAGCCGCCCGCGTGCTGTGCGGAAGGACTCGAGGAAGCCCTGTCGCGCCAGCTGGTGAATCCACTGGGCGGAGCACGGGACTTCTCGGGCCGCTTCACTCGGGGTGAAGATGTCTTCGGTTGCTTGCTGGGCACTCATAACCGGCAAAGACGGGACGCGGTTGTGCTGAAATTGAAGAGCTCGTGTCAGTCGCCGCTCAACGACGCTCACGCCGTCCTCGCTTCGTTCGCCACGCGCATGAGCTCCTGCAGCAGCGCGAGCTGGCGGTCACGTGGCAGCGTGCCGAAGAAGCGGACGATCACCGCCTGTTTTTCTTCGGCGCCCATCGCCGCGACTGCGCGGTTGACATCCTTCGAGTACTGCCGCTTCGTCGCGCCGAGCGCCGCGACCGCTCGTGCCAGGTGGCGGGCCTGCTCTGCGTGCTCCACGTTGAACTTCTTCCCGACGGCCTGGTCGAGCTGGCGCAGCTGCTTCTTCAGCGCGAGCTCAGCGTCATCCATCAGCTCGTGGAAACTACCGGCATGCACAGACGGCAGATCGTCCCGCCCTCCGGTGTCGTCGCCGTCGTCGCCGTTGTCAGTCTGTGACCGCTTGGACATCTCGTGACCTCCCGCCGGTTCCTCGCCGTCACGCGGCGCTGATTCTCGGCGCGCGTCACCGGCTCGAGGTGCTCAGGCCTGCAGCACGCCCGCCGGCGACAAGTATGGTCGAGCTCGAGCCCACGGCGCTGCACCACGCCCGTCGCGGCCTCGTACACGACCCAGTGGACCTTTCGCAGCCTGCCGCCCGACCGAATCGATCCGTATCCGTCCGAATCCTTCGGCCCGAGCCACAACCAACAGCCGAATTCGGCGTCAAATTGAGTGTTTGCAGGCTGAATCAAGCGTCTCAGAACCGAAATCAGGTCAAAACTCGTGAGCACCCGTCGGCCCGCGCGGCGAGATCGTCAACCGGGGGATGGGGGGTGGGGTACACCCCCGCCGCCTGGTCGGGGCGGTGCCTGCAGCGCAGGAGGGCTGCCAGATGCAAGCCCGCCGCCTGCGCGGCGATGGCCTTAGCAAGACGCTGCGCCTGCGACGAGTGTTCCTTGCTGAACTTCTTCGAGCGCTCCATCGCCTCCGCGAGGCGGTTCAGCGTCTCCTCGAGCAGCGCGCGGCTCTTCTCGAAGAGCTCATCGATCTCCGCGGTGCGCTTCGCCATGGTTTACACCGGCCCCGTCGGCAGTTTGCCTGCGGCACGACGCCGAAGTGTTCGCGGCGATGGCATCGGCGGGTTGCGGTGATTGGAGAAGCCTCGGCGAGGCTTCGGAGCGTTGCGCCGATAGTTCTTCTTGGGCGGTTTGCCCTCTTCGAAGTCGTGTTGACGCATGAAATTACTGCTCTCTGGGTCGTTCTGACCCCGATTTGGAATTGGATTGCCCGCTTTCGCGCTGGGACCGAAAATTCCCGGATCCCGAAGGGGGGGAATCGATCTGCGAAAAACCTACCCCCCTACCCTAGGGTTCTTGGGGGGGCCCAAGCTCATCCAAGCGCCGCTGCAGCTCCATCTGCTCGCGTTCAATCGCCTCGAACACCTCAGGGCTGCGGCCATCGCGTCGCGCGAACTCGAGCAAGGCATCGTTGACCACCTGCAACTCCTCGAGCCGCTCGCGCTCGTTGTTGGCCACTACAGCCATGCCTTCAGCCTCCGCCTGAGCTGCAGCAATTGATTGTGCACCGTCTTGCGCGCACGCCCGAGCCTTCTCGCTGCGACCGCCTGCGAGACGCCATCCACGTACAGCGCTGTATAGACTTCGAGTTCGCTCATCGGAATCTCGTACGACCGCTTGCGTACGAACTCGTCCATCGCCCTCGCGTCGTACCGCTGCGCGATGTGATTCGCACGCCGAACTCGGGTCGGGAGTTGCAGCTGGCCAGCCTCCTGGTCGGGGTCCCAGAGCCCCCCGCCCTCCAGGGCTTCACAGAATCGCTTCTGCGCCCGTTTCAGCTCGCTTTCGGACCTGGGCCCATGTTCAGGTCCGAGTCCGCCCGAGGGGAGCTTATCGCGCCAGGGGGGCATATACTTCGCGTGCTCCAACGGATTGATGGCTTCACTACGCTGACCCTGGAACTCGGGCTCGGTGATGAGCTTGGAGCGTTTGGCCGGCGGCTTGCGCGCCACGACCACTACCTGCCCCTCGCGTACAGACACCAGGCCCAGAACAGGCCTACGAGGGCGTTGGCGACGAAGGCGGCCGCAAAGACTTCGCGCATTTGGCGGTCAAGCTCGGCATCGAATTCCCGCACGGCTTCCTCACGCAGGCGCTTCTCCATGCGCTGGTAACGCTTGATCTTCATGAGCCCTCCATGCCGCTTGCTGCTTTCTTGGCGATCCGCCGGGCTCGCCGCCCAGCTGGACCGATGTCCCACAGCGCGCAATCGCGAACCTCGCACTTGGCGGCGTCATGCCTGCTGCCGCCCATGCTTTCGGTGCAGAAAAGTGCACATTTGGCGATCGCAGAGCCACGATCTGCTCTCCGGGCGAGCTGGGGGTACCTGAAACGAATCTCGGCTCTGTTTTGCGGGATAATCGCGCTTTTTTGCTTTTTGGCGTTCATGCGCCCTCCGGGCTGTCGTCGACCGGACGAGTCGGCTGGATCATCTGCGCGACGTAGCGCTTCTCGCCTCGGGCGTCGATCACAGCAGCCCGAGCTTCCCAGTGCTCTCCAGTCCACGTGATTCGCGCATCGCCAGTGCGAGCGCAGAGCGTGAATGGCACGGTCGGGTCGTAATGCGCCAGGATTTCGCCAAGTTCGACCATCTCAGCAAGCTTGCTCTTCGCCTGCTGGTGCTCAGCGGCAAGTAAGCGCTGGCGCAAATCGAGGATGTTGCTGTCGTTGTCGGTCACGGTGGCCTCCTATCGCTTTCTCGGTGGCTTGGCTGGTTGCGGTTTGGCCGGCCAGCGCTTCGTGTCGTTGATCTCTTCCCGGTAGAGCGAGCCGCGCCATGCCGCCGGCTCGCACTCCTCACACCGGTCGGGACAGTCCTCGCACAAGAACAACCCATCGCAGACCGAGCAGCGGTAGGTCGGTTCGCGGCCGTGTTCGCACCCGCTCATGACAGCCCTTTCTGAGAGGTGTTTCCCGCTTCACCCCTAAAGGGGTGGGAAACACCACACCCCTTTAGGTGCTGTTTCCGGTAATCGGGAAACAGCGTCACCGACGGAAGCTCGTGCGGTGTTTCCCACTGTGCGGAAACGGTCGAGGTGTTTCCCGAGCACGAAAACGCTCTCCGTCGAGAACCATTCCGGATGGGAAACACCTGTAGGTGTAATCTGGCGCACATTAGAGGTCCCTCAGCACGCGCAGCGGACAGCGCTCCATGATGCCTTTCTGGACCAGGTCGCCGATGAGCTTGGAGACCGTCTGTCGGCGCTTGCCGAGCGCCTTGGTAATCGCGTTCTCGGTGTTCGCGCCGCTTGCGTAGGCGTCCAGCACGGCGCGGTGGTCGTCCGTGATGAGCGATGCCGGATCCATCGAGAAGACGCCCTTCGCACCATCGAAGCGCATGCCGATCACGCCGCCGCCAGCGCCGAAACGGCTCTTGCTCACATGCAGCTTGGCTGCGGCTGTGCCTCCAGGCGGACAGGGGTCCGTCTCGAGAAACAGCAGCGCCGAGCTGTCGTAGTCGAGGTCGCCGCTTTCCTTGGCGGCGCCCTCGTAGTCACGACCGCTGCGGTCGTCGCTGCCATAGAAGACGCGCCCTACTGCGGAGACGACCAGCGCCAGGGTGCGCGCGCTTTCGGTCCAGCGGCGAAGAGCCTCAGACGCTTGCGCGTTCGCAATGCGCCGATCCTCGGGGTTACCCTGTCGCGCCAGGTGTTGCAGGTAATCAAGGACAAGCACAGGCGCAACTCCATCGGTTTGCGCGATCGCGTCGAGCATCGGCACGAGTGCGGAGCCCAAGCCAAGCACGCGGAGTTTCAGATTGCTCAAGGCCTCGGAGATGAGCGGTGCAGCCTCGGGACCCATATCATAGAGCGGCAGCCACGGCCGATCGAGCTCCTGTGCGGCGAAGCGCGCGAGGATCTGGCGCTGCGACAGCTCGGTACCCACGTAAGCGACCGTCCTCGCTCGCGCGAAGAAGCGTGTCATCTGAATGGCGAGCCCTGTCTTCCCGCGGCCAGTTGGCGCGTTGAGGAGGTAGATGCTCTCGGCGCGCATGCCACCACCGAGCGCATCGTCCAGCTCCTGGACTCCAGTGGATTGCGCCGGCGGGAGTGGCTTCTCCCAAGCGGCAAAGGCTGCTTCGGACGCGAACGGCGGAACGACGAGTTTCGGCGTTTCCTGGTCGCGGGAAACGGTTCCTGGGCCAGCTGCCGGTCGAACGAGTGGCTGACGCGGCTCCTTGGCGCCGGCGTCCAGCCCCGACCTGATGGTGCGTTTCGCGCCTCCCACGTTGTCGCCGTGGCCCGCCGCGATCGCGGCGGCCAGGAGCGCCCGCTCGACCTCCTGATTGTCGAGGTTGCCGCCAGCGACGATCTGTCCGAGCGAGAATGCCGCGGTGTTCAGAGTGTGGTTGACCTGGCCATGCGGCGCAGCGCGCACCTTCGCGAGCTCGTCCTCGAGCGCCCTGCGCGCCCATGCTGTCGGCGCCGAGCTCAGCGTCAAGACCGGAGTAAGCTGCGCGAACGAACTCTCGATCGGCCGGTCAAGCGGCAGAAGCGCCACAAGCCAAGACGGCGCCTCCGCGATTGGCGCCTCGTCGATCCACTCGTAGGGCTTGCCGTTCACCACCGACGGCGGCGCGACGACATAGCCGCCGACCGAGCGCACGTCGACACCGACCGCGAACCGCGCAGCGTTCTTCACGCGCGGCGTGCCCGGCGGGAGACGCAGGTAGATGTGCTCGCCGCCGGTCGGCGTGCGCGCGCGGCGTGTGCGCGGAAGTGGTCCTTCTTCGGCCTCCCACGTCGCCAGGGTGGTGCGCCCGTCCTCGCCGGCTTTCACGTCCAGGTCGATGATGATCAGATCGTCGCGCGCCGCGATCCCGACGTTGGCCTGCTTGCGACCCTTGAACAAGGCGCGCACGCGCTCGAGGTCCTTCGATGCGTCGAGGCATCCGGCGCCGCCGGCGGTCTTCGGAATGGCGGGGATCTTCGTGTTGGGCGCGCAGGGGAAGACAGCGAACCCAAGACGTGCAAGCACGACGGCGGCGTTCATGGTCGTCATCGCCCCCTCTTCATCGGAGTTGCTCCTTTGCCAGCGCAATGAGCTCGTCGGCAATGGCATGAGCCACCGCAGTCGCGGCCTCGCTGGTCCCGCACGTCGATCTGGATCGGCCGGTGCCCGAGATTCTTCTCGTAGCTGTCGCAGGCGTTCGCGTCCTTGTCGAACGCGAAGTCGAAGGTCACGCCAGCGCGCCGAAAGCCCTCGGCCATGCCACCGGAGCATGAGAAGAGTTCAAGATTCACGTCAGAACTCCGTGTACTTCCACCCGCCGCCGTCGCGCTTGGCCACGCGCTCGACGCGGATGAACTTGTACGGGTGGAGCTCGGCCGCGACCTTGATCTTCACCTGGCCAGCGGCCTCGATGAAGCCCTTGATCTCGTGAAACTCGATCCCCCCGTCGGGGAAGAGCACGCGGAAATCCGGCGTGTAATACGTCGCCGGCGCGAGCCGGAACTTCTCCGGCTCGAAGGCCCAGCTCGCGATCTCCCCTGCGGCCTTGCGCTCATCGAGGTGCAGCGCGTAGGCCTTCTCCGTCCCGTTCATCTCGCCCGGCTTGCGGCCACGGGCGTGCCACCGACCACGGACGACCATCGGCAACCTCCTGTCGCGAAGCCGGACTACTTGACGGCGATCATTCGCTCGAGCAGCTCGACGGCGGACGCCTGCAAGCGAGCGACGACAGGAGCGAGCTTGCTTCTCGCGGCATCCCTCGCGGCAGCCCTCGCGGCAGCCCTCGCGGCATCCCCCGCGGCATCCCACGCGGCAGCCCACGCGGCAGCCCACGCGGCAGCCCTCGCGGCAGCCCACGCGGCAGCCCTCGCGGCATCCCACGCGGCATCCCCCGCGGCATCCCCCGCGGCAGCCCCCGCGGCAGCCCACGCGGCAGCCGCGGGGGCTGCCTTCGCGGCAGCCCACACGGCATCCCCCGCGGCAGCCCACGCGGCATCCCACGCGGCAGCCCCCGCGGCAGCCCCCGCGGCAGCCTTCGCGGCAGCATCCTTTTGAGCCTTCCGGGCGTGCTCGGCGACCGCCGAGACCGTGGCGAGGTCTACGACCGGCGCGCACGCGCGCAGTGCCTCGGCATTGGGCTTGAGTGCCTCGACAAGCTCGAGCCACGCCGGCGTCATCACGCGCAGGTACCAGTCGAGCGCCATGTAGCCGCGCATCTCCTCGACGGCATTATTCGCGCGCGTGCCGACGAGCTTCGGCAGGATGGGCTTGAGCAAGCGTTGGCGGTCCGCCTCGGGAAGCGCATCGTTCCATGAGATGGTGAACGACGCGAGGACCGGGCAGGTGCATTCGGGTCGCGCGGTGTGCGGCTCGTGGGCGAGCCAGGCGACGACCTCCATCGCGCAGTGACCCTCGGAGAACGAGGTATGCCCACCGAAATCGAGCTGCATCTTCTCGAGCTTGGCCAGGCGCTTCATATCGACGATGTGAATGGTCATGGTCTCCCCTCCAACAGAAAGATCAGCGAGCAGATGGCATGCGCGAGATGCGGCAGCCCCGACTCGGGGTCGAGCTGCTCGCCGTCCCACCACGCGTAGATGTGGCGGAGGGCGGCGTCGAAGTAGCGCTCGCGCGCGAACTCAACGTGACGCCAGTTGTCCGCTCCGTACCGACTGGCCCCGTACGTCAGGACATCGACCACGGTGCGCAGCGCGCGGACCGGCAAGAGGTGAAACCTCGTCTTCCCGGCATCGTCCTTGCGACCTTGGTTGCTTGACGTCCCCTGCCAGCTCATAGCTGTACCTCTGCGATGCGCGTGAATGCAACGTCGACATCTGTCTGCCGGATGTCGCAGCCCCAGAACCGGCGTCCGAGTTTCTTTGCTGCGACGCCAGTCGTGCCTGAGCCCATGAACGGATCGGCGATGAGCTCGCCAGGATTCGAGAAGAGCTGCACGAGATCCTCCATGAGCGCGAGCGGCTTCTGAGCGGTGTGGTATCGCTCGCGCTTCTTGCCGCGGTTGAGCACGATCGGGTGATCGAAGAAGCCGTGTCGACCGCGCCCGTTCCACTTCTTGCGGCCGGGCCGGTGTGCGACAACAATCGCTTCGCAGGCCTGCGCCGGGCGATCGCCAGTGAACTGCGGCGTACAGCCGCGCTTGCGCCAGATCATTGCGCGGACGTACTGAAATCCCGCATGCTCTAGGGAGCACTTCCAATCGCCGATCATTTCGAGTGAGCAGAAGACGAGCACCCAGCGCTTCGCATGGCGCGCGAACTGGAACGCAGCCGCCTGCATGAGCTCGATCGTCATCGGCTCGAATCCGAGCTCGCGCATGCGATTGAACTGTGCCTTCGTCGCACCCGGTCGCGTCGGCTCGACATAGCCCGTGCAGCCTCGCCGGCCAGCTCGGTGCGTATGGTCGTCGTACGGCGGATCGGTGATGACTACGTCGAATGCATAGTCACTCAGGCATGCCATAGCCTCGATGCAGTCACCGAGATGAAGCTGCGAACATTGCGGCCAACCAATGGAACAGGTCATGACATTTCCTCGACGGTGGTGCGCATTCCACTCACGGCTCGGATGCGCAGTGATCCAGGGCGGGCTGGGCTGTGGCGTGGGCTTGGCCATGGTCGGTTACCTCCGCTTCTTGGAAGCGGCGCGCGCGAGGACGGCGGCGCGGAGTTCGGGACCGAGGGATTCAGTCAGGGCGTCTAGAAGGTCCTGCAGCTGCTGCTCTGGCGAGCGCGGCTTTGCCGGTACAACCTCTAGACCGCGATGCGCGGCCAGGCGCTCGACGTAGGCGTCGCCGAGCTCGCGGGGTGCGCGCGCTACGAGATAGGGGATCCAGGATGCGCGGATGTGGCGGTCGCGCTCATCGAGCGCGTGCAGTAGGGCCGAAGGTGAGACATCCAGGTCGTAGCAGACCTGCTTCAGGCCGATCGCGTCGACCATGCGACGCAGCAAGGCGCGGTCCTCTTGCCAGAGGCCGCGCCAATCAGGACGGAGAGAGAGCTGAGCGCTCATGGCGTCAACCTCCGGCCGAGAAATTGACGGGCGTTGACGGTCGGGATCAGCGCAAAAAGAGAGATGGATCGGTAGCGGCGGATCCTGCGGTACGATGTGCGCGGGGAGGGATCATGAAACGAGCACTTGCTCTGCTGGTCTTGGTCGGGTGCGCCACGCCTTACCAGCACATGGGCTTCGGTGGCGGCTACGAGGAGCGAGAGCTCACTCACGGTCACTGGATCGTGCACGTCCGGGTAAATGGTCACACGTCGGCTGATACCGCCTTTGAGTACCTGCAGCGAAGGGCTCTGGAGATCTGCCAGCAGGAAGGCTTCAGCGACTACACGATCGACAACTCGCAGCAGAGCGAGCGGACGAGTGCCTATCGCTCTGGCGAGAACATCTACGTGGTGCAGAAGCCGGATGTCTCGGCATCGGTGAGATGTGAGTCCAAGCCCAGTATCTGAACAAACGAGGCCCATGGACGATCGCCCGTAGAAAGCGGACGATCCATGCCCGCCCTCTCTGGAAGTAAGGTGTTTGCCCGATGAGAAGCGAAACATGATTTCACGCGCTTCCAGTAACTGGATCGAGGAGCGCCGACGCGTCGACACGACACTTCTGCGCGATTCTCTGGAGATTCTCCAGGCTTGGCCGGCAGACGCCGCGTTCCCATTGGGCTACTGCTCCTTGAGAGAGACCGAGCAGACGAGCAAGCTCATGCTGGGTAAGACCACGGGCGCGGCGCGCCTCACGTATGCGCGATCCTACTGCACCAGCAGCCAAGATGCGCCGTCGATTAGCCACGCTAATTTCTATGCACGTACCTCATGCAGATGTCAATCTTTTTTGAGGGAGAGCGGATGAGCCCTGAAGATGGAGATCCCGAGGAGACCGTTTCCAGGGAGTGGAAGTTGCGCGTCAAGGCAGCCATCGAGGCCTCAGCTTGGAACGTGACATCGCTCGCCCGAGAGCTCGGCGTCAATCAGGGGGGCTTGAGTCGCTTCTTGGACCCCGAGAACATGGAGCTGATGCGCAGCAGCTACGCTCCAAAGGTGGCGCGGCTTCTCAGCGTCCCGATCGTGAGTGAAGAGCGAACCCGCTGGCGGCTGGTAGGAGAGCGCCTGATGGAAGCGGCGCCGAGTTACTTTGGCGAGATTCTGGAAGCGCTCGAGGAACTCGCTCCCGTCGTCGAGCAGTTCGCCAAACTTGCAGCTAAGTACGCGAACATCCTATCACGCCCTCCCACTAGGTAATTTCCCGTACGAAACCCCTGTCAACGGCCAAAACTTCAGCCGGTCCCCGTCGAGAAAACCTCGTGATGGAAAATCGTGCACAGAGTGCACGTGCTAACTCCGATAGAGGGGGGGTTGTTGAGGGGGCTATGGCCGATGGATGCAAAGTGGATGGCGTTGGGTGAGAGGCTGAAAAAAACCGATCCGAAGCGATACATCGAGACGATCGAGACCCTCGATGCCCTGCTGGCGTGCCTTGAGAAGATTCGGGAAATAGCAAAAAGAGTTGAGCCCTTCCGGCGGCGACTTCGTCCTTAAGCACTCCTGCTAATAATATTTATTGACACCGCCAGTGCATGAGTGTAGCTAATTCTCATGCACGTGGGCTCGGGTGCGCCAGGTTCGCGTCGACCCATTGATCCATGCATGCGCTCTAAGTGCGTGTCTTGTGGTCGGATTATTGAGGTCAACGACGACGAAGCCTACTTCGTGACGTGCGAGGCCTGCGGGCGTCACGTATGCGGAGTGTGCCGCGTGGGGACCGGTGCGGCCGTGCGCTGTCCGTCTTGCGCGGGCAAGGCGAAGGATCCGCCACCACCGGCGCCGAAGCCGAAGCGCAAGAAGAAGCGAAAGGAGGGGCGATGACGCTGGCGGAGATCTTGGATCAGGTGAACGATGAGAGCGTATCCGACGAACGTCTGGTCGAGTTGCTCTTCCAGTGCGCTACGGAGCTCGAGAAGCGCACCACTGAGCTTAGCGCTCGGGCGACGAAGATCGCCCTCGAGCACGGCGTGACCCTGCGCGAACTCGCCGACGCCCGCAAGGAGCACGACGCGTCTATTGCGCGCGGCCAGAAAATCATCGCCGAGCTCCAGCAGCAGCTCGACGTCCTGCGCGCCGAGCATGCGCTGTGCGGCTCGAAGATGGAGCACATCAAGTTCGAGGACGACCATGCAGCGTAGGCTGAGCATCCTCGAGAGACAGCAAGTCCGCAGGCGGCCCAAGCCTTCGCGCATCGTCTTCGACCCGGGCCTGCAGCCTGAGGGCTCTGGATTTCGCGATGTGCTGGCCGTGGTCTCGCTGGTGCCGATCGCAGCGATTGGTGCAGTCTTGATGGTTCTCGGCGGCGCTGTACGGCTTGCGCGAAGGGTCGTGAGCCAGTGAGCGGCCAGGCGGTGACTTGCATCGCGGTCAACGACTTCCTGATCGGCTATCTGGTTGGATGGCTGCTCGGCATCGGCGCCTGGGCGGTCTGGCGCCTGTCGAGGCGGTAGCGGTTTCGAGCGGCGCAGCACGGCGAGATGACGTGCGAACACGTACGGCAGCGGACGGGGCGACCAGGCCCCGCGAGGCAAAAGCCGATGGCGCGTGTGGCACCGGCCGAGCAGGACCGGCCGCTCCCACTGAAACGCGGACACACGAGGAGAAGCCATGGCCACGAGAGCACTGAAGGGACAGGAACCGAAGGCAGCCAAGCCCAGCAAGCCGAAGATCCTCATCTTCGGCAAGCCAGGCGTCGGCAAGACGTGGGCGGCGCTCGACTTCCCGAGCGTCTACTACGTCGACACGGAGGGCGGCGCGAATCTTGAGCACTATACCGCCAAACTCCATGCGAGTGGCGGGCGCTACTTCGGACCGGAGCAGGGAAGCCTCGACTTCCCGACGGTGATCGAAGAAGTGATCACCCTTGCCACCATCCAGCACAAGTACCGCACGCTGGTCATCGACAGCTTTAGCAAGCTCTTCAACACGGCCTACGCGCAGACGACGGAGCGCATGGAGAAGGCTGGCGAAAAGGTCGCGTTCGCGAACGACAAGAAGGAAGCGATCGGGTTCGCGAGACGGCTCGTGCGCTGGATCGACAAGCTCGACATGAACACGATCCTCGTCTGCCATGAGAAGGATCGGTGGTCCAACGGAGAGGTCATCGGCCAGACCTTCGACGGGTGGGACAAGCTTGAGTACGAGCTGCACCTGAACCTGCGGGTCGAGAAGCAAGGGGGAAATCGTATCGCACGCGTCTACAAGACGCGGCTTGAGCAGTTCCCCGACGCGACGATCTTCCCATGGTCGTTCGCTGAGTTTGCGAAGCGCTACGGCCAGAGCGTGATGGAGACTGCTGCGGCACCGATCTCAGTTGCTAGCGAGGATCAGGTCAAGCAGCTCGAGGAGCTGATTGAGCTCCTGAAGATTCCGAGCGAGCAGACCGATCGCTGGCTCGAGGCCGGCGGCGCAGAGAGCTGGCGCGAGATGCCGGCGGACAAGGTGGCGAAGGCAATCGAAACCCTCACCAAGAAGCTGCCACAGCGGGCGGCGTAGGAGCGAGCTATGGGATTCAACTACGATCCGAACGACGCGTCGAGCACTTGGGACAAGGGCGTGTACGCCGCGAGCCTCGAGGCTGTCGATGAGACGATCTCAAAGAACAGCGGCGAAGCCATGCAGGTCCTGACCTTCCGCTGCTGGCACAGCGACGGGCGCGAGCAGCTCATCAAGGAATACATCGTTCGAAAGACGCTCTGGAAACTGAAGGCGTTCGCCAAGGCGATCGGCAAGCTCCCCGACTTCATCGCCGCGAAGTTCCAGGCTGAGGATCACATCAACGCGAGCCTCAACGTCGAGCTGCGCGTCGATGCGGCGAAGGACGGCTTCGAGGAGAAGAACTCGATCGCGAAGATGCTGCCCTCGGGAATTGATCTGAACGCCGAGGAGAAGAAGCCGCCGGCGAAGTCGAAGACGCCGGACAACGTTCACCAAGACGACATCCCGTTCTAGCCCATGTGGGAGATCTTGATGATCGACGACGAGGACGAGCGCCGCACCCTGCGGCCTGTCTTTCAGAGCGGAGAGGCGCCAGCTCGGGCTGAGTACGAGCGGCTCGCTGATGACCTCTCCGCAGCGGCGTTGTTCTTGGTTGATCCAGAAGGGCGGACGGTGCGCATGCGCTGGACGCCGGAGCCGAAGTCGGGGAACGCATGATCTCCATGGAGACGCTCGAGAAATGGGAGCGCTTGGTGGATACCCATGTCTGTTACGACGCGCGATTTTCCGGATGGGACGACCGAGGCACAGTGCCTCCTCGCCCTCATCGCCGAGGTCCGCCGGCTACGCGCAGAGGTCGCAAGAATGGAGCGAGAAGAGCGGCTGGCCCTGCTGGAGCGCGCCGTATCCAGCGCCATCCGCATGGACGAGGCGTTCCATACCGAGGACATGTCCGAGCGGCAGGTGGAGGCCTCGGCCGAGTTCCGCGGGGTCATCGCCGAGTTCAACGGGGACCTACCGAAGGTGCCGAGCAGGATGGCGCTGCTGGAGGCGGTGGCCGATCTCGTGCGCAGGAAGCAGTGCTGCGATGGCCAGGATGCAGAGACGACCGAAGAAGCATTGGCGGCCATTGCCGCCCTGGACGCGGGAGGCAAGCCGTGAAGACGCCGGAGGAGCGCATTGATGAGTGGTGGGAGGGCGTGGGCGATGACGCCAGCCTCAGTTCTAATGACCTGAACCAACTGGCCGACGTGGTCCGCGCCGCCCAGGATGAGGCCCGAGCGGGGGCGCTGGAGGACGCCGCGCGCTGCCTCGAAAACGGCAGCTTCCTCCACGGCGAGTCCGGTGAAGCGCGGTTGGCCCGTGCGGCCGCCGCCGCGATCCGCGCGCTGAAGGGGAAGCCATGAGCGAGGACGTGCGCGCCGTGCTCCTCCGTCTGAAGAGGAGGATGGGGAGGGAGCGGGCCGAGTTCAAGCGGCTCATGCGGCAGAACGGCTTCATATCGTGGAGCGTGTTCGCGCTCAGCCAGGCAATCATCTGGATTGACGACGAGCGGAAGAAGCTGGGGAAGTAGGTGATCGCCGTCCCCCCGCGCACTGGGATCTGCGCTTCCTGCGTAGAGGAGCACAAGGACCTTCAACTCGGCGCCGGTGAGAACGGCCGAGTGGTCTGGCTGTGCCCCGACTGCAGGGATCCGGTGGGCCAGTTGGCGAAGTATCAGGACCATGAGCCGATGGCCGAAATGGCGCCGGCGAGGTCGCGTGGGAGGGAGACGCGGTGACCGATCGCCAACTCATCCGCATCATCCGTGCAGTGGTGCGCGACGAGATCCGCGAAGCCATTCGCGGTAGCTTCGGCGCTGGGATTCCGGCGCTGGGGAAGGAGGAACCGTGGAACGGCGCCAAGCAAGGGCCTTCGGGCCATACCGAGAACGAAACGGATGGAGAGTCATCGTCCAGAAAGCTGGCGAGAGAAGTACTCGCCGATTTGGAAGCGAGAGCGAAGCGCAAGCGTTTATTGCAGACGTCGTCACCGAAGAAGGGATCACTGTGAGGGAGGCGCTCGAGAAGTACGAGGTGAACCTGCGAGCGAAGGGGCTCAAGCCCCGAAGCATCGTCGCCGTCGAGCAGCGCTTGCGTCGCCTGATGACGCCGATGCTCGAGCGTCGGCTTGTGCGCCTCACGAATTCTGCGTGCAGCGAGCTCTACCAGCAGCTCGCCGCGAGCGGCGTGGCCGTGGCCACGCATCGAAACACGCTGATCTACGCCCGCACGTGGGGGAAGTGGATGGTGGGGCAGCGCCTGTGGAAGACAAACCTGTGGCGCGAGGTGGAGGGATTCGGGAAGCGGAACCGCGGCAAGCTGCAGTTACGGATCGACGAGGCGAGGACCTGGATGGAGTGGGCCGTCTTCATGGCACAGCGCGAGCCGGGGCCGGTCGCGGCGCTGCTGGCGGCGGTGATGGGTTTGCGCGCCGGGGAGATCGTCGGCCTGCGCTGCAGGGACGTCGACGACGGCACCAAGGTGCTATGGGTGGACGGGACGAAGTCGGAGATGTCGCGGCGTGTGCTCGAAGTGCCGCAGGTCCTGCGCGATCTGCTCGGCCGCTGCATTACCGGTCGACGTGGGGACGATCTCGTCTTCGAGACCGATCAGGTGGCGTACGTGCGGAGGTGGGTGCGGAAGATCTGCGTGCGCGCAGGGGTGCCGATCGTGTCAGCCCACGGGATGCGTGGGCTGCACGCGACGCTGGCGATGTCCGCCGGCAGCATAGCGCACGTCGTAGCGGCGCAGCTCGGCCACGCGTCACCCGACGTGACGATGAGGCACTACGCAGACGCCGGGGCAGTTGCAGCTGCCTCAGCGAAGCGCGTAGAGCTGGTCTTGGTGGGCAACGACCTGGGCAACAAGTCGTTGGTGAGTGCGGAGGGAGTTAGAAAAGCGTAGTAATTTGAGCGGGTTACCAGGGTCGAACTGGCGACATTCAGCTTGGGAAGCCAAGCCCGCGTGAACGATTACCGACCGATGTGAACGATCGCAGTTGCCCCGAGCGCCGGAATCCCATGTAGTTTCACGCCGACCGATCGGGCAACAGCGTCCTCTCCCCGAGCTCGACGTAGTACTCGGCCATCCCCCGCTCGCCGGCAGCGAAGGCAAGCGCCGCGACCCACAGGTACATCTCCGCGATCTTGCGCCACATGCCAAGGTCTTCGGCAGGCGCGCGTCGCGGTTGCGTCTATTCGTCGCCTCGCCGCTTTCCCTTCGGCGTCTCGACCGGCGTCGGCTGCTCGGCCTCCCAGTCCTTGGCGAGCTGCAGCTCGAGCGCGGCAGCCATCATCTTCACCCTGCGCAGGAACTCGCGCACGTCCTGGCCGTCGACCGTGATCACCTGCGCCGACTGCATTATCTTCAGCGTCCCGCCCTGGAGAAACACTGCGGGGATCTCGGGTAGGCGCATGATCACAGCGGCCTCGCCGCGCCGCTGCACGGCTTCCCGTCGGAGTCCTCGTGCTCGACCGGATACCAGTCCCAGCGCTGGAACGGCGGGAGCGGCAGCCGCACAAGCCGCGACTTGATGGTCACCAGCTTGTCGCAGGCCTTGCACCAGCCGAGCGCCATGGGTCACACGTACTCGGCGTCCTCGAGCCAGTGCTCCGGGTCGAACGGCTCGTCGTAGTCGCGGGTCTCGAAGTGCAGATGGATCGTGTGTCTGGGATCGGCCTCGGTGGGATCACCGCCGACAAGCCCGAGGGGCTGTCCGGCGGTGACGAGCTGGCCAGGCTGGACCTGCAGGTCGAGCAGGTGCAGGTAGAGGGTCTGAAGGGGCCACGCCTGCGAGCTCGCCAGGCGCACGCGGAAGCCGTTGGCGGCGAGCTTGGCGTAGAGGACGTACCCGTCGTGCGCGGCCACGCACAGGGCAGCTGGCGGCACGTGGAAGCCCTTCGTGCCGCGGGGGTCAGCCGCGGCGTAGGGCGGGTCGCTCGGAAGCCTGGTGAACATGACGTCGAGCCCCAAGTGGACGCGCGGCTTGTACTCCTGCGAGCGGACCGGCTTGCGGCCGTCGATGCAGGCGATCGGCCAGACCTTCTTCACTGGATCACCCCCATCACGAGGAAATCGGCCCTGCAGTCGCCGAAGTCGTCGTAGAAGTCGCCGGCGCCGTCGAACTCGGGCAGGAGTGGGCCCATCTGCTGGCGCATGTCGAAGGCGTAGATCTCGCGCGTGCGCGTCGTGAGGATCAGCCCGGCCGCGCAGGACTCCACGTCAACGTAGCCGCTGACGTCCGCCGTGGGGAGCGAAGCACCGATGCGCCAGCCGTCGGCGAGCGGAGTGATCTGCAGCGTGAGCTCATCCGCGCCGCGGCAGTCGCCGGGGGGCCACGCCATCCGCACGACGAGCGGGCGGTAAAGGAAGCACTCCATCGCCGGCGTCGCATCGACCACCGTCTCGGGGCTGCTGCAGGCGTGCGCAACGAGGAGCAGGACGACAAGGGATCGGATCATCGTGACCTCCGGATCAGTGCGTAGGAGCGCCCACAGGCGTCGCACTCACCGAGCGCGAAGCCGGGCCGGATACGATGAAGGGAGACTCGGCCCGCTTGGCAGGCGGGGCAGGGCCGCACTGCTTCCACGCGGCGACGGCCCAGTCGCTCATGGCCTGCAACCAGTCGGCGAGGATCCGCGTGTCGTGGGCCGCGATGCAGACGGCGTAGCGCGAAGGACACCCGTCTGCCTCAACTGCTACGGCGATTGGGGGCAGAACCGGCGGCGGTCTGGTGAGTTGGCAGATCACCACCGGTGCCGGCGTCGTGATCAGAGATTTCTTGCAGCACCCCGTCCAGATACTCGCCATCCAGAACCACGCCCCGAGCCGCAGCAGCATCCATGACACGGTGCAGAGTCGCGCGCAGATTCGCTTGTCCAGCGAGATGCACATCGGCGACCTCCTTCCACTGGTTCCGGTCGGTGGTGACGGCCTGGAGCTGCGTGGCGAGCTCGGCCGCGCGGGTCTCGGATACCGTGCGATCAGCGATCGCCGTCGCGGCCCTGCCCTTCTCGGCCTGCCACAGGCCGAAAAAGATGGCGGCCACGAGCAGCCCGCCACCGCCCGAGAGCAGGACGGCCGTCATCTACTTCACGTCGTCCGCCGTGCCATGAAAGCCGAGCTGGGCGGCGAGACCGACCACACCCGTTGCGACCTTGGCCCAGGCGCTCGTCGGTGCGACGGCGACGACGATCATCGCGACGTCGGTCAGAAGGGAGATCGTGATACGAACCGCCTTGCTCTGAAGAAAGCTCATGGGGTTGCTCCTTGGGTTGGTGCCGGTGGCGGTGTGGCGGGAACGCCTGCCGCGCTCGCCATCCGAAAGAGATTGCGCTCGATGCGCTCGAGGCCGCGCTCGACGTCGGACATCCGCGCGCGCAGTTCGGACTCGAGGCCGGTCACACGACGCTGCAGGTCGTCTTGGACGATCTTTAGAGGATCGACGAGCTGCTCGACCTCGTGGCGCGTGGGGCGCGCGAGGACGACCTCAGCAGCGGCCCAACCAGCGACGAGCAGGGACACGACGAGGCCAAGCCAGAGCTTGATCGGCCGCACCACGTAGCGGGCCGTCTTGTCGACCACGTCGATAGACTCCGGCACGGCATGCGGGCCGGTTCCGTTGCCGTTGCGCGACATCGCTCCTCCTGGGCTAGGGAACGGCGGCGTCCCAGAGCTTTTGCAGTAGCGTTTGGAGACTGGTCTGCTCGGCTGGGGAGAGTGCGCCGGCCACGATCGTCGTCTGACCTTGGGCGCTCCCAACGATCTCCCCGGAGATGACGCGCATCTTCGTTGCGGAGATGGTGCCATCCTTGCGGATGGTTACGGTGTTTAGTAGGTTCGTCCCATCCGTTGCGGCTGTCTGACGAGCTGCAGCGCAGGCAGGGCAGACCATGCCGTCGGTCGCGACGGAGCCGACTGCGACCACGTCGCGCCATCCTGGAGAAGCTGAGCGCGTAGCGTGTTGACTGTCGCTGCAGAGGATGTTCATCAGCCCACCGCCTTAAGCAACACGAGGCGACCATTTGCGCCAGTTCCGCCGGCAGTTCCCACGCCACCCGCAGCGCCGCCGCCACCGCCGGAAACGACGGGGAGCGCGCCGGAGTACGAGCCACAGAGGACCATGCAGAGACCGCCCGATCCACCGCCACCGCCGCCGGTTTGCGCCGCGGGGTCGCCGGCGCCGCCGACACCGCCGGCGACTGTGATGGAGCCGCTGCAGACGATCGCCCCGGCGCAAATGGAAATCAGGCCGCCACCCGCGCCGCCGCCGCCACCCTTGTGGGTTGCATTGTCACCACCGCCGCCACCGCCGCCAGCGCCGCCGCTGAACATCGCGATCTGAGCGCCGATCGAAAGGCTCGGGCCGATGTATGAGCCGCTCACGGCGACAATGGAGGTCGGCTCACCGTTGATCATCGATGCGGCCGATGCCGTGCCTCCAGCCGCGCCCGCCGCAACGCCATTGCCGCCAGTTCCAGCGTTACCGGCGCCGCGGTGGGTAGCGGTGGAATTTGTGCCTGCCGTACCAGCACCCGTGGCTCCGGCCCCGCCACCGCAGTACGTGCCCTCAAGGGTCACACCAGACAAGGCTGCACCACCAGTTCCCCCCGATGCTCCAGCCTGGCCGGGATTCCCTGCGAAGGTGATGACCCCGCTGGCCTGCACGGTGAGAAAGCTTTTCACACGCACCTTGCAGCCACCGGTGTTCAGAATGCCAGTGCCGGTGATTACCAGCGAGTTGTAGTCCATGTCGCGCGTTAACGTCGTCGTGCCGCCGGTGATCGTGACATCGCCGTCGCCGCCATCGCCACAGACAGCGCGCACCATGGACATCGCGAGCGCCATGCCCGGATCGAAGATCCCGCCGCCGAAGCTGTCGAATAGACGCGGCATGGTTAGCCCCTCCCGAGCAGCCAACCGTTGATGCCGGCGCCATCGGGCACGCCGGCTTGATTCAGGATCTGCAAGTAGACGCCGTCGGCCTCCTTGAAGCCGGCGACGCGCTCCCAGTGCGCGACCAGGTTGGTCGCATACTCGCTGACCGCAGCGCCGCCGTTGAGGAAGCCCTTGGTAGTGTCTCCGCCGACGCCAGGCGGGTACCACATGCCCGAGATGATCGAGTAGAGCCACACACGGAACTGCGCAGCAAGCACCGTTCCGCCCGTTCGGTTCGCGCTGATCGCGAACGTAAGCTCGTCGTCGCGATCGCGGAAGCCCTGTTCCGTAGCCGCATGCTTCTTGAGCCGATAGCCGGTCGCGGCATTGTTCTGCGGCGCGGTACCGTTCGCTGGCGCCGCGGTGTTTCCGTTCGCCGCCGTAAGAACCTGGATCGCAGCCATCTTCTATCCTCCGAGCTTCTGCGCCGGTGTCGGCTCCGGCTTGGCCGTTTGCCCGAGCGCCGACATGCGCGGCCTCGCGGGCTGATTCTGTGGGGGCGGCGATGGTGCCGCGAAATTCGCCTGCATGGCGGCCACGAAGTCGGGCCGCATCGTCGTGTCGAGCGGCTTCTCGAAGAGCACCGACAGGAAGACGCGCTTCTCGTACGGCACATTTTTCATGTCAGCGAGCCTCGACATGAGCGCTTGCTGGACAGCTTCGAAGGTCGCCGGCGACGTCGCTTTGACCGCCTGCACGACCTCAGGCGTGAGTTTGTTCGCCTTCAGATCGTCGAGGATGCGCGTCGGGTTCTGCACGGCATCGACGACACGCGCGAACTTCGCGAGGTCCGTCGTACTCGGTTGCCAGCGGTCGTCGGTGATCATCCCGACCGGCTGCGCCTTTGGCATCTGCTGGTAGAGATACTGCAGCCGGTTGTACAGGACGTCGGCGACCTTCGTCGCGAGCCCCGGAACGGCAGCGGCGATGCCCTGCAGCTTCTGCATGAACCCGGCCTTCGTCTGCTCGGGTTGCGCGACGGCCTGGGCGAGCTCGGCCGAGCGCTGCTTGAAGACGTCGGCCGCCGACTGCTTGTACTTCGTCGGCGCGTTCATGTCGGCGAAGCGCACCGAGGACAGGACCGTCGCGGCCGCGCGCGTCGTGCCCGAGGCCTGCGTTGCGCGGAGCGCCAGGTCTGCCCCCTTCTCGATCTTCGCCGGCAGCGTGGAGGCGATGTCGCCGAGCTTCGAGCCCAGGCCCGCCACCAGGTTGACCAGCTTGTCGCCGGCGAGGTGCATCGCCGCGGCGCCGAGCGGCCCGAAGACGGTGTGCGCGGCCAGGGCCATGCCGCTGCGGATGAGCGGGCGCGCGGCACCGGCGACGTCAGGAGCCGCCTTGATCTGCTCGACGCGGTCCATGAGCGCCGCCAGGCGGGGGCTCTGCACCGGCGCGGTCGCAGCCTGGACGCGCTCCTGCAGCTTCGCCACCTGGTCGAGCGCGGCCTGCGCGCGCGGCGCGAGCTCGGGGTGATCAGCGACCCGATCGGCGACTTCCTGCAGGGCCTGCTCGTAGCGCTGCAGCGAGTTGAGCGCCTTCCCGGGATCGGCCGCCAGGCCCTTCATGTTGCCGACCACGTTCTCGATACCCCGCTCACCCTTGATGAGCTCGCGCGCCAGGCCTTGCCCCTTCGGCAGCTCTTCGACAAGCTGGATGCCGAGGGGCCGCACCACGTCCTGGCGGAAGGCGCGCACGTCATCCGCGAGCGTCTTCGCTTCGGCGGCGCGTGCCTCGCCGAGCGCGCCCTTCTCCGCCTCGATCTCGGTCTTCGCGCTGGTCGCGTCCAGCTTCGCGATCCGCGCGCCTTCGGCGGCGTCAAGCGCCTGGCCGGCGCCCTCGGTCGCCTTCGCCGCGGCGGCCTCGGCGTCGACCGACGCGCGCGCTGCCATGCGCTGCGCCACCGTCTTGACCCCGCCGGCGACCTCGCCGATCGCGGAGAGCAGGCCTCCAGCCGCAGCGCCGTAGCCCGCACCGGTGAGGATCGAGCCGCCGAGTTCCGAGGCAATGGCTTCGACGGTGAGAGGATGCTGAGCGAGCGCGATGTTGGAAAGCCCCTGGCCAGCTCCAAAAGCTGCGCCAGCTCCAGCGGCCTCTGCAATTCGGGGAAGTGCGCGGGCGGCGGCGCGCGCGAGCAAGCCGCCCTCGGCGAGCTCGCCGATGAACCCGGCCCCCTTCAGCGCGGCGCCGGCCGCCTCCCCCGCCTTCGTCGCCAGGCCACCAGCGCCCCATGGGACGAAGGCGCCAGCCACGTTGCCCGCGAGCGCGGCGCCGCGGTTGCGGGCCAGACGCTCCTGCGTCCCTTCGGGGTCCATCGTCTCGAGGAAGGCGTCGGAGAGCCCACCCGTGATGGTTCCTGCCGCTCCCTGCACGAAGGCCTGCACCGGATGGTCGGCGTACTCCTGCTCCATCTGGCGCTCGTGGTGCTCGGCGAACCCCTCAGGCCGCCAGCCGGCCGCAACGGCCTTGTCGAGGTTCTCGACAGGGATGGTGTGCCCAACCCCGTCCTGATCCACGACGGCGACGCGCCCGCCACCCACAACGAGATCCTGCTCGTGCCCTGGTGCCGGCTGAGGCGAGACGAACGCGCTGGTCGTGTCGTCGAAGATCGGCTTGCTCATCGGGGCCTCGGCTTGAAGAGGTCGCGGCCGTTGCCGAGACCGACCGTTCCGTCACTCGGGGCCGGCGGTGACGGTGGGATTCCTGCGGGCGCCATCTGGCCAGTAGGCTGCGAGGTGTCGATGGTCTTGTTGTCGGCGCCGAGCTCCTTCGCCACCTGGGCCTTCTGAACCTCGTCCGGCTGCCACTGGCCCGTGAAGCCGTACTGATTCTTGAGGTGCTGATTCGTGTCGCGAACGAGCCCCTTCTGCAGCTGCTCCCAACGCGCAGTCTGATCGCCCAGCCCGGTGGCCGACTTGCCGATCATGTCCTCGAAGACGGCCATCTCGCTCTCGGGCAGGCCGCGCGACGCCGCGACCTCCTTCAGATCGAGGAGCACGCGCCCGCGCTGCGCCTCCATCTCTCGCGCCGCATCCGTAGGCAGAACCGTGTCCCGCTGCCAGCCGTACTTCGCTCGCAGGCTCTTGAGCTCGTCGAGATCCGAGTACAGCTTCTGAGCCGAGGAGATCGTCGCATTGGCCTTGCCGGCCATCTCAGGATTCCCGAGAACAAACGGCTGTCCGTTGGCGCCCTTGACGCCCCATACCGTCGAAAGCGCCTGCTGCTGCAGCAGCCTCGCCTGCTCGACCTGCCCCGACTGCAGGAGCTTCGCGATCTCCACGTTCATCTGGTCCCTGTGGAAGTCCTTCGCCTGAGCGATCTGCGCGTACGTCGCGCCGAGCTGTGCCTGGCGGTCCTTCTCGCCCTGGATCTGCTCCTCGGCCTTGGCGCGCGCCTGCGACGCAAGCTGCAGCGCGTTCTCGCGCTCGATCCCAGGCGCGAACTGCATCGCCGCCGCCTCGGCCTGCTGGGCGGCGCGCTGAAGGGCCCCAGCGCGTAGGCCGGCGAAGTACTGATCCTGCTCAGCGCCGCGCTGCGACTGCAGCTGCAGGATGCCGCGCTGCGTGTCGACGCCGGCACGCTTGTTGGTGATCTCTGCCTTCTGCGCGTCGATGTCGCGGTCGATCTCATGCTCGATGAACTGCAGCGCCGGGTTGACGCCGGTCTTCGTTGCGACTGACAGATACCCGCCGATCGCCATGGAGATCGCCGTGCCGATGTGCCCCCAGGTGCTCATGTTCTTGAAGTAGCGGTTCGGGTCCACCTTCATGTCAGCGACGTCGGCCGCCTGCTTGCGCAGCTGCGCCTCAGCCTCATCGGCGCGCTTCTGCCCGGCGGCGTGCGCCTCGGCCTGCTGCTTCGCCGTGTCGGCGTCGGCCTGCAACGCCTGCTGCATGACGTCGCCCTTCGCCTTGGTCGCCTGCTCGCGGAGCTCGCCCTGGCGCTCGACCGACTTCGCCTCGAAGTCGGCCTGCGCGCGCTCGTTCTGCTCGTACGACTTCTTCGGGTCCCACTGAGGAGAAGTCGGGGTGGACGACCCACCGCGAGATGCGAACATGTCATGCACCCACTGCGTGGCGCCGCCCTGATCCCCTGCTGGTTCAGCCGGCCGGTAGACGCTCTGCTCTACCTGCTCAGGTACCTCCGAGTGGTAGGCCTGGAATACGCTACGCGGAGCCATGAGCGAGCCGCTGCCGCTTGAAAGCTGGCTACCGCCTGCGCCGGGAACGACGGGCGCCTGCGGGTCTGTATAGTGCATGGTCCCCAACCCGGTGGCTCGCATCGCAGCCATGTTATCCGCGGAGGAACTCGGAGCCACCG